GTGCTGAAAGAGAACTACAAAAAGAAACCACAAATGAGATTGCCGATAAACTCGGTATTGATAAGAAGTTGTTCCGCCGTATGTCACGGGCATATTTCAAGGCCAACTTCAAAGAGGAAGTCCAAGAGAATACGGACTTTGAAGAGTTTTACACCACTGTAATGGAAAAGACGGCATCCTAATGGAAGAATTTTTGTTTGTGGAGAAATACCGTCCTCATAAGATTGAGGACTGTATTCTTCCTGAACGCCTTAAATCGGTGTTTCAGGAGTATGTGAAGAATGAAAATATACCTAATCTAATGCTAACTGGTTCGGCTGGTTGTGGTAAAACCACTGTTGCCCGAGCCATGTGTGAAGAGGTTGGACTTAACCATCTCTTTATCAATGCCTCTGATGAAAGAGGTGTTGATACACTTAGAACTAAAATCAAAGGTTATGCCTCTACAGTTTCTTTGACTGGTGGTCGTAAGGTTATTATCCTCGACGAGGCTGATTACCTTACACCAGAGGCACAGGCGGGCCTGCGTGGAGCAATAGAGGAGTTTTCTATGAATTGCTCCTTTATCTTCACTTGTAACTTTAAGGCACGATTGATTGATGCCTTGCATAGTCGTTGTTCTGTTATTGACTTTGCGTTGAAAGGTGATGAAAAGGCCAAGATGGCCACACAAATGTTTAAAAGACTAACTAATATCTTATCACAAGAGGGTATTGATTATGATAAGCAGGTATTGGCAAAGATTGTTGAACGATATTTCCCAGACTATCGTAGGACTCTTAACGAGTTACAAAGGTATTCTACTACTGGAAACATTAATGCTGGTGTTCTTGGTCAGGTTGATGATGTTCGCAAGTTAGATGAACTTATTCGTAACATCAAGGAGAAAGACTTTGGTGCTATGCGTAAGTGGGTTGTTCTGAACTCTGATGTTGATGCCTCTCGTATCTTTCGTAATATCTATGATGGATTGAATGACTATCTAAAGCCAGAGTCCATTCCTGCTGCGGTGATTACTCTTGCCAAGTATCAGTATCAGGCAGCATTTGTGGCAGATCAAGAGATTAACTTGGTTGCTTGTTTAACCGAACTAATGGTTGAATGTGAGGTCAAATGAACGATAGAATTAAAGGAGATATGACTGATAGAACTTATGGTAAGTCAGTTAATCTAGCACAGTTTTTTGATGAGGAAGATAAAGACATCAAGTTTGATATACCTGTTCTTGGAGTATCAAAACAATGTATTGACTGTGGAAATATTTATCCTTTAAATTTATTTTCATCCAAGCGTAGTAACCTAGACAAGAGAGATTGTATTTGTAAGAAGTGTAAAAACCTAAGACTTAAAGAACTAAGAGACATTAAGAGAACAGCACCTCCACGTCCAGATGTTTGTGATTGTTGTGGAAAGAAAGTAGAATACAATCCAACAAGATTGAAAATGGGAATGTGTTGTGATCATGATAAAAGAACAAAGATGTTTCGTGGTTGGGTTTGTAATGAGTGTAATCTAGGTATAGGTATGTTAGGTGATACGATTGAAGCAATAGAAAAAGTATATAACTATATGAAAGAGAGAACTATCGTTGACTGATCTATTCAAAGATATCATACCTTCCATTCTTCAGAATAAAAAGGATGTTCTAGAAACTGAAAAGGACTATAACGCCTATGTGGTAAACAAGGCGTTATCTTTTCATTATGACTGTATTCTCCAAGCCAATGAGATGAATAGATATCCAAGTTTACCAGGAACTCTTCAATACCACTATTTGCTAAATAGTATCCGTGGATACAAACGTCCATTTAAAAAATGGGAAAAGCGTGAAACCATTGATAACTTGGAAGCAGTAAGGGAGTATTATAACTACTCTTATGAAAAAGCAAAAGATGTTATGGTTCTGTTGGGCGCTACCCAGTTAGAAGAAATAAGAAAAGCAATTAACAAAGGTGGCTTAAATGACAGTAAACCTAGACGAGTTCGTGGAAGTTAAACTTCCTGACCCCCAGGCCTTTCTGAAGGTGAAAGAGACGTTAACCCGTATTGGAGTGGCGTCTAAGAAGGACAAGACCTTGTATCAATCTTGCCATATTCTACATAAACAGGGTCACTATTACTTGGTACACTTTAAAGAAATGTTCATGTTAGACGGCAAACCAACCGATTTCAGTGAAGAGGATAAAGGTCGTCGTAATACTATTGCCAATCTTTTAGCAGAATGGGGTTTGGTTACTTTAGTTGATAAAAGTAAATCAGAAGAACCACTAACACCTCTCAACCGTATTAAGATCATTTCATATGGTGAGAAAGGTGAATGGAACCTGGTTGCTAAGTATTCATTAGGTAAGAAAAGATATACAGAATAAGAAAGTGAGTTTATTATGACAGTATTGAAAATGTGGAAAACCCACCCAGACGTTCAGATTCCTAAACATCAAACTAACCAGTCCGCTTGTTTTGACCTTGCCTTTTCCAGTGCAGGTAAAGGTAACTATACTGGTTATACAAGTATGAATAAACCATTCACCAGAATGACCAAAGGATCAATTACCATTGCTCCTGGTGAAAGAGTTTTGGTACCTACTGGTCTTATCATGGATATACCAGAAGGTTACTCCGTGCGCCTCCACGCCCGATCCGGTACGTCCTTAAAGCAGGGCCTTGTGCTTGCTAATGCTGAAGGTGTTATTGATTCCGATTATGTTGAGGAAGTTATGGTAATCCTTTATAACACCTCAGGTAATGCTATCACAATCAATAGTGGTGACCGTGTGGCACAGGCGGAACTGGTCAAGAATGTTGAATATACGGTAGAACAAACACCTTCTCGTCCTTTAACAAAGACACAAAGAGTTGGTGGTTTTGGTTCTACAGGTATCACTTCAAAATTGGATACAGTCATTATAAATATTGCAAAGCCGCCAGCACCAAAAGTGGCGGATCCTGTCAAAAGAGGCAGAGGTAGACCAAGGAAGAACGCCTAATGTTTCCGATCCACCTTGTAAGTATGTTGAGAATGTGTAGTGCTTCCACAATACCAGGTGGATCTATGGGGTTAGGTGTTATAATCAATAACCTACTGCCTGCTCTTTTGGGTGATAGAGATACACATAATGGACTTGGTCCTCTCCAACTCGGTGGCATAGATCCTAAGGTTCTTATAGGTGGTATTCCTGCCATACCTGCCATTGCTAGTATGGCCCAGACCGATGTTATGGGTATTATACCACATATCACAGGTTTTCCAATACCAATGCAAGGGTCACAAAATGTTTTTATTGGATCAGGATCAATGGGTGCTGGCATTGGTATGATGCAGCAATTATTGGGTGGTGGTTTTGGTGGACTACAAATAGGTGAACTTGTTTCTATGGCCGGTCAGGTTGTAGGAATGGTTCAGAACTTTACCAGTATAGGTGGAGGCGCCGCTGTAGCACAAATAACTAATATGCCAAACCAAGGCACACCTGTTCCACAGCCAGGTTCAATACTTGTAGGTCAAACTACAGGATACAATTTTCTTCTACAAAACTATGTTGATAGCAGGACATATTCTGGTGCAAATAGTTATCCTTCAATTGATACGGTAAGTAGTAATGCACTGGTCACAGACTCCGTTAATGGTGACTACATAGTTATAGAAGATTATCATACTTATACTTATACAAATCCAAATACATCAGAAGTAGTACCAACAATGAATTTAACAGCATCGGTGATAACAACATGACAGTAAGTATTCAAAATATGGCTCAAACATGGCTTGATGCTAATACATACAATGCCATCTCAATGACCGTTTCTTCATTAGGTTATGCACCTAATGTTCATTCTAAACTTATAAACTTTAATTTTAATGGTACATCCACTTTTAGTGTTACCGCTAACGGTGTGATTTGTGGTCCAGTAACAACTGTAGGTAATCTTCCTTCTCCTTCTGTAGTAGGAGCAGGTGCAAGGTTTATGGTGACAGATGCTTCCAATAATAGATTTTCATATGTGGTTTCAGGAGGAGGTGCTAATACTGTTCCGGTTTATTCAGATGGCACAAATTGGAGAGCAGGTTAAACCTACCAAAAGGATAAATAGTAATGTATTTTCCTGCAATCAAAGGTACCAATAATGACAAGTATCAATAATCTAACCGCTGTTTGGTCTAGTAATACTACTGATTATGTAGGTATAGGTCTTAATGTTTCTACGACCAGTGCTAATAGTTTTCATGATCAATCCAGATTTTTACAATTCAAACTTAACGGTAATACAGTTTTTGGTGTTGATGCTAATGGTGCAATCTATTCACAAGGCAATGTTATTACTGGTACTGCTTATGTATCAACGGACATATCGCCTGCATTTAATAAAGCAAATCAAGTCTATACGTTCGCAAACTCAGTTTTCAATACATTAAATTCTTCTTTCACTTATGTTAATACTTCTTTTGATAGAGCAAATGCTGCATTTACTACTGCCAATAACGGTTGGGGATTTGCTAATGCAACCAATACAACTCTTACACTAAGACTAAACGGTCTTTCTTCTTATACAAATACACAATTAACTTCAATCAATACTCAAATTAATGATGTTAGTAGCGGTATTAATGCAAGATTGACTGGTGCTTGGGTAACTGTTAATTCTGCTTTTGGTGTTGCTAATGCTTCTTTTGGTTATACCAATGTTTCTTTACCACTTATTTTTAATACGGCTAATGCCTCGTATTTTACTGTTAATGCAGCATTTGGTAAAGCCAATACGGCATTACAGAATACCTCAGGTACTTTTGAAGGTGCATTGACAGTAAAAGGTCAACTAACATTATTAAATTCATTATCGGCACCAGGTCAGATTACGGCAGGCAATATTAATACTAATAATGTAAACGTCAGTGGCCAATTAAATGCTGTTGATTCAGCAGCAATTGTAGGAAATATATATGCACAAAAACTATATCTTGCAAATGTAAACGATGGACTTTCAAAATCAGGATATAATGGATTTCTATTAAGACAAAATGGAATTCTTTATTCAGCATCGGCTGTCGAAGGTGTATATGCTGCATATGTAAATGGACGTGGTTATCAACATTATGCTGTTTACGGCCTTGATTCCATGAGATCCGTTAATTTTCCATTAGAGTCCGGAACAGGATCTCAATTGACCGACTCCGGTACTAATGGTTATAGTTATGCATATGCCCTATTCTCAAATGGAAACCTCTATACGTGGGGTCGTAACACATATGGTGAATGTGGATTAGGACATAACTCTCTAGTAGAAGTTCCTACTCTTGCTGCACAAAATGTTTATAAAGTTTATTGGCACCCTTCAAATGGTGAATATAACTGTTCAGCAAAAATGTTTATACAAAAAACTGATGGTTTCTTATATGTTACTGGTTATAATGGATATGGACAATTAGGACTTGGTCACACCAATCCAGTTTACTCTTTCACAAAGAACAGTAGTTTAGGTAATAGTTTTCGTGGTGTATGGAATCTAGGTGCAGATTTTGGATGTTTATTTGTTCAGAAATCTGATTATACAATTTGGGCAGCTGGATATAATGGATGGGGCCAATTAGGTGATGGTACACGAACTGCTCGACCGACGCCTGTAGATGTAACAACGGCGTGGGGCGGAGGATCAGGTATAAGTATTGCAAAAATTACAGGCGGATGGGGACGTTATAACAGTTCCGAAAGTTTTACCGCAATGTTATTATATAATAATTCAGGCACTACTTTTTTTAAAACCTCAGGATGTAATAGTTGGGGATCCATAGGTGTTGGTGCATCTGCTTATTATACAACACCTCAGACACCTAATGTTGGTTCGGGAATAATATCGGATATTGCCAATATTGGTGGTGGTGTAGGTTCCATGTTTGTTTTGAAATCTGATGGTACACTATATGCTTGGGGATATAATGGATATGGACAATTAGGACTTGGTGATATTACCCAAAGAAATACACCTGTAAGTCTTGGAATAGGATTTTCCACTATACTTAATGATGGAATGACGCAAAGTGTTGATGGATACTATGCACAAACATTTGTCAAGAAAACTGACGGTTATCTCTATTCTACCGGGTATAATGGGTATGGACAACTTGGTGTAGGTGATCAAACTAACAGATCCACATTTACCAGAGTTTGGTTACCTGCTAATTTCTCTCCATATTCATTAGGATGGTTTGCCTCCACATATCCAGTTTATACATTCTTGTGTTATTCAACTGACGGAAGATTATATGCTTGGGGATATAATGGTGAGTCCGATATCACTAGTGACGGATCAGGATATAGTGTAACAACACCAATCAATATTAAACTACCATTTGGAGCATAAAATGATTTTCATTAGAAAAAACTCTGACGATTCCGTTCAGTTAGGTGGTACAGTTGCCACAAAAGAGATGGTTGATGATGGATGGTTTTCATATACAGGGCCAATACCTCAAGGTAATAACCTTAGATTGATTGATGGTGTATTACAAGCTTATGAACCTGAGATTCCTGTCCTTCGTCAAATTCAATTATATAAAGAATACTTAACTAACACAGATTTCAAGATGCATCAAGGATATATTCCAAAAGAAGGTGAGGATCTAGAGGCCGTTAAGAAACAACGGAATGTTGCCAGAGAATATATTAGAGCAAATGATCCTTTGAAAAATCTTCTTGCCAATACGGTCCCAGTTACTATATAATACCATGACGGTAGCCGAAAGGTATCGTCTTTTATAACTCTCGCTTAAAAGGAGACACAATATGACATACGAATATAACCACTTTGGTATTCCAACCGGACTTGCAAAGCAATTTATAGGATTTGATCAGATGCTTGATCGACTCCGTGAAGCAAGTGAGTCCTTGCCAAAAATTCCATCTTATCCACCATACAATATTAAGAAACTAGATGATGAGCATTTTGTAATTGAAATGGCTGTTGCCGGTTTCGGTAGAACAGACCTTGATATTGAGATTAAGGATGATGTTCTAACAATTTCAGGTAACCTTGATACCGATGATAAGGATTATCTTTATCAAGGTATTGCCAACCGTGCTTTCACTCGGAAGTTTACTCTTGCTGATACAGTAATAGTAAAAAATGCGGAGTTGGCCAATGGATTACTTAAAATTGCTCTCGAACGTTTTGTCCCCGAAGAAAAGAAGGCAAAGAAAATTGATATTCTTGATCCTTTCGGAGTTGGAGAAACAACAAAACAACTCCTCACGGAAGGCACCAAGGCGTGGTCTCAAGGATTACAGAAGATCGCAGATGCGGTGACACCTAAATAAATGTAACATGGCCGGGACCTCTGATACAAGTCCCGGTCTTCTCTATAGGATGTTATTATGAAACTTGTGATTGAAAAACCTGTAACGGTTATTACACCTACTATTGGTTCTCCAAAACTCAAAGATGCCATCGAGAGTGTGGCAGCACAAACATATGGTAATGTAAGACACCTGGTTATTATTGATGGTCCTGAATATAAAGAAGTCTTACATAAGAATGTCCAGTATCCTGAAACTGTTATGTTTAACAAACTGGATATGGTTACTTTGCCATACAATACAGGTAAAGTTGGTGAGCAATCGTTCTATGGCCATCGTATCTATGCTGCTTATCCACATCTAATCAACTCCGATTACATTCTCTTCCTCGATGAAGACAACTGGTATCAACCAGACCATGTGGCATCATTGGTAGAAACCATAGAGACACAGAACTTAGATTTTGCTTACTCCCTACGACAGATATATAATACGAATAAAGAATATCT